CACCGCAAGGCTTATGCGGAGAACCTCTTAGCCTTTGCTATCTTCCACAAGAAATACCCGAACTCACAGATTTACATTCACAGTGAGCCATCTCGTGCTTATGGAGGATTCGACTTAGCTGTTCTACTGAAGTCGGTAGGGCTAGACAAATCGGCTGTCATTCTGCCAGACCGCGACATGCTACGCACTGGATACCCAGACGAAGCCATGGCAGGTTTCTACACCGCGATGGATGTTCTACTCTGCACTTCTTACGGAGAGGGATTCGGTATCCCAACCGTGGAGGCTCAGGCTTGTGGAACTCGTGTTATTACAAGTAACTACGCTGCTTCCAAGGATCTAGCCTCAGAAGATAGTTGGAAAGTAGAGGGACAACCGTTCTGGGATGAAGCTCAGTCATCCTTCTTCTCAGTGCCATCTGTAAACAAGATTGTCAACGCACTGGAGGAGGCTTATCACGCAGAGCGTGGAACTAGTCAAAAGGCAGTGGACTTTGCACAACAGTTTGACTTCGAGTTACTGTGGCGCGAGAAGTGGACACCATTCTTTAGCAAACTATTCTCGTGAAGATAGCAGCCCTAGCCCCGTTTCCATTTGCCAATGGAGAGTTCGGTGGCGCTGAGCGGATTGACAACCTGCTTACCAGCATCAAGCATCCAGTCAGGGTGTTTATTGCCAACAGTGGAGCAACAGGCATTGAAAAGTATAAAAACTTGGAGATGGTCTTTGTAAAGATTCCACAAGACACGGGAGCATCCGAATACGACTTTGCCGTTTCTAGAAGCGCCAAGGAATGCTTTGGACAACTGCTGTCTGACTACAATCCAGACTTGGTTATCTTGGAACACCCATGGCAAGTGCAAGCTATTGATGGACAAAAGTTTGTTTATGATGCTCACAATAATGAAGCTGAAATAAAGCGCCTAATCCGTGGAGACGCACAAGCCAGCGAAGCTGGTCAACTAGAAGCACTAGCATTGGACGCCGACCATGTGACCTTCTGCTCGGAAAGCGACAAGCTAACAACAAACAGCCCAACGACTTGGATTCCGAACGGCACTGAATGGCCTAATGCTAAAAATTCAGTTGGAAAAGCTTCTAAGGTTCTGCTGTTCAGCGGTAGCGCCCACCCGCCTAACATTGGTGCGGCTATCACCTTGGCTGGCCTAGCCCCCGCTTTGCAGGACTATGAAATAGTAATAACTGGGTCATGCTCTGAAATGATTACAGGCCAAGCGCCTAATGTTCATCTGCTTGGCCATGTCACGAAGAAAACCTTGAATTATCTAATGAGGACAGCACATGCCTTTGTCAATCCGATAGCGGCTGGCTCAGGCACTTCCCTGAAGGTCATAAAATCGCTAAGCTACGGCTTGCCAGTTATTAGCAGTTCAATTGGAGCCAGGGGCTATGAGGATGGCTGCATTGTGGCTAAAACGGCCCAGGAGGTCATAGATTCTTTGGAACGCCTGAAATCACCATCTGAATGGGAAATGGCCTCAGAACGCAGCGTAGCCTTTGCCAGACCCTATTCCTGGGAGGCCGTGGGAGCCAAATTCAATCAAGTTATAGAAGGGCTGTTATGAGCGAGGATCAGAGGCTAGGTTCGCTGGTTTCAATCTACAAATCTAGATTCGGTGAAACCGCCAGTGTTATCTGGGATTGTGGCACTAGGGATGGCGATGACGCAGCTTATTTGGCGGCTGAGCTACAGGCTAAAAAAGTAATCGCTATTGACGCTAACCCAATAGCAGTAGAGCGCACAAAAAACAAGTATCCGCATTTTAGGGTTATTCATACAGCAATCACCAACTATGACGGGCTAACCACTTTTGACATGATTCAGTCCCAGCGCAAGGATTATGCAGGCTCATCTTCAATTATCCGAGTTCAACACTTTGCTGGAGCTAGTTATCACACTATTACAGTTTCGGCCAACAGAATGGACACGCTAATAAAGGGGCTTGAGCCTATTGACCTAGATCTGGTCAAGGTGGACATAGAGGGGTTTACCTACGAGTTCTTGGAAGGCATGGGCGAGCATCTAAAGCGAGTCAAGGTTTTTCACCTGGAAACCGAAAAGCTTCAGCGCCATGAGGGGCATAAGACATCCAGCGAGGTGAAAGCTTTCATGGAAAAAGCTGGCTTTGAGCTTGTTGAAGTCAGTTATGAGTGGGGTCCATTCATAGAGGACCAAATCTGGGTCAATCCGACTTTAGCGATAAACTAGAGCCATGGCGATTACTAATGGCTACACTACCCTGCAAGAAGTCAAGGACATTCTGCGCCTAGGCACAGCAGTTACAGAGGATGACGGATTACTTGAGCGCTGTGTTGAATCAGCCTCTAGACACATTGAGCGCTACTGCGAAAGAACTTTTACCGCAGGCTCAGCTACTCGCATCTATACCCCAAATGATTCTTACCTTGTAGAGATTGATGACCTTATCACTCTAACAACCCTAAAGACTTCCACAGATGCAGATGGCAGCTTTGACACCACCTGGAAAATAACTGACTATCAGCTTGAGCCACTAAACGGTATCGCTGGTGGCGTTTATACGCCATACACTCGCATCCGTGCTGTGGGTGACTTCTTATTCCCAAGCGTCAACTTCCCAGACTCACAGGGAGAAGCAACTGTTCAGGTTGTTGGACTATTCGGTTTTGGAACTGCTGTTCCTACCGACATTCGTCAGGCTTGCAATCTTCTGGCTGTTCGTGAATTCAAGCGCTATGACTCACCTCTTGGTGTTGCTGGATTCGGTGAGATTGGTGTTGTTCGCGTTAGCAGAACAGATCCAGACATTGAATCACTGCTTGCTCCATTCCGTAAGCCGAGGATGGCCTAGTGGCTGACATAAGCGCGATTCGACAGGGCATCGCAACCAATCTGGCAACCATTAGCGGACTTCGTGCGTCTGCTGAAGTGCCAGACAACCCAACGCCGCCAATTGGTGTGGTCAACATGGAGAGCGTTGAATACGATGGGGCAATCAATGGTGGTCTAGTGACCTATAACTTCGTTGCAACCGTTATCGTAGGCCGTGCGGCTGAGAGGCAGATGCAGCGAAAACTTGATGCCTATTGCAGTCCGACAGGCTCAGACAGCGTGAAAGCTGCGATAGAATCAGATAAGACTCTTTCGGGGTTGGTGTATGACCTGCGGGTTGAACGCGCTACTTCAATAGGGTCTATAACCATAAACGACCAAACCTATCTGGCGGCTGAATTCACAGTCACCGTCTTTGCATAAGGAGAAAATAAATGCCAAAATTCGTTGTCACTGCAAATACAGTGACCCTAAACGGAGGAACAGTTAGCCCAAGCGTAGCTCGTGCAGAACTTGTTCTGAGTTCAGCCGAGGTTGATGTAACAGACTTCGGTTCTAACGGCTGGACAGAGGTAATCGGCGGACTAAAGTCTGGAACCGTTTCCCTGGACTTCCACTCTGACTTTGGTGCTGGAGCAGTATCTACACTATTCCAGGACCTTGTTGGAACCATCGGCACTGTAACCATGATCGCAGGAAACGGAACTGCTCCATCGGCTACGACCCCGCGTTATACTGCAACAGTGCTAATCAACTCCTTCACCCCAGTAGCGGGTGCAGTAGGCGACCTCAGCACCTTCAGCGTATCGTTCCCAACCACGGGAGCAGTAACTTACGCAACAGCGTAGTAAGGAATAAAAATGCGATTCAACCTAGTAATTCAGTTCGCAGACAAAACTAAAAAGGAAATCACGGCCAGCGCTGCTGACCTGGTTGCCTTTGAGGACAAATTCAATGTCCCAATCGGCTCGCTCGCTACTAGCCAGCGTCTAGGACACCTGTTGTTCCTAGCCTGGCATAGCGAGTTCCGCCGCAAAGCAACAACTCTGGACTTCGAGGCTTGGCTGGATACAGTTGAAAGCGTAGGAGAATCAGAAACAGACCCAAAATAAAGGGTCTCGGTGATGAGTCCGCACATTGGTTCATCGCCGCTCTTGCAGTAGAGACGCACATCTCTCCGCGTGAGTTGATGCAACTCAGCGACAGGATGTTGTGGACTATGTATCGCTGGATAGTAGCTAAGAACGTTAGCAAATGAGAGCCGCCCCTTCGGGGGCGGTTTTTCTCATTGCGGTAGAATTGTTTGAAAGTAAGGCGGTCTCCCTTGTTTCTAGCTTCCATTCTTGGCTCGCTAACTCGGTCATACACGATGTCCGCCGCTAGTGGCTGGGCCAGAGTAGCTGGCGCAAGTGGTATGGCAATTGGCGATTACAATGCCCTAAAAGAGATGGACATTACCAATTCAAAAGCGGTAGTTGTTTTATCTGACCTAAAAAGTCTTGAAAAAGCCCTGAATGAACTCGGTCCAGAGGCTTTGAAGAAGTTCAAAAAAGATGCTCGCCAACTCGGAACGCCAGCTCGTGATGCGCTTAGAAGCGTATTCAGATCAGTCGGTATTCATGGTCCCCTAGGCGCTCCAAGGCGTAAAGGCAGGACTTATGACAAGATGTCCACCAATTACAACAGAGGGCATTTGTCTTACTCCCGTGGAGTTGCCATGGCATCTTCTTCTCGCGGTATTGATGTCAATTACAAAAATAGGACAGAGGGCAAGGCGCTGCGCGATTTAGCCAGAGCGCAAGATGGCACTATCTCAATAGTTAGACTTTTAGTCAAGTCGCCTGCTTACATTGTGGCTGACATGGCTGGAAAAAGCAACAGGGCTAAAAAAGCAGTGGGGTCTTTTAGCCGCGAATACCAGACAGATTTATTCGGTAGGGGCGTAGTTACCAAACGCCATGTCATTACGCCAGCCCGCAGGGTAGCAATTGATGACTGGCTACAGGCTTTGGATAGTCGCGCTCACAATAGGCGACAGGGAAGGGCTTCGCGGTATGCGTGGCCAACTATGGAAAAATACATGAGCAAGCACAAAACAAATGCTTCTCAGTTGATGAATGATGTTATTACCATGATGAACAAAAGGCTGGAACAGTAATGGCTTTACAGAACCTGATACTCCCGATTCTTTCGGTCTTTCGCAGTGCTGGTCTGCAACAGGCGTCTGGCGCACTCAGGGGACTAACTGGCAACTTTGAAAGCCTGGCTGGAAAGATTGGTCTAGCCGCTGGTTCATTTGGAGCTTTTTCTGCCCTTACATCTGCCCGACAATTCACAATAGATTCGGTCAATGCAACTGCTCAGTTTGAAAGAAACCTGCTTGGTCTAAATCAGGTATTTGAAAACATCACGCCGCAGATTCGTAACTTTACAAAGCAGGTAGAGAACTACGGTTTATCACAAAGCCAAGCAGCTCAAGCTTCAGTGTTCCTAGGTTCTGTTCTAAAACAATACGGATTTACAACTCAGCAATCAGCAGATCAGACCGAAAGACTTGTAACACTTGCACAAGACTTGGCCACTACCTATGGCTATGACCTACAGACTGCCCTTCTAGCTATCACAGCCCTATTCCGTGGTGAATACGACCCGATTGAAAAGTTCGGTGTCGCCATGAAGCAAAGCGAAGTAAATGCTCGTCTTGCTGCTGAAGGAATGGGCGACCTGGAGGGTGAGGCACTAGCGCTGGCTCAAGCCCAAGCTCGTCTCACAATGCTGTTTGAAAGAGCCGATGATGCTGTTGGTGCTTTCACTAGAGCTTCTGACACTCTTTACGCATCGCAACAACGACTAAATGCCATTGTTGGCAATTTACAAGTTGCTTTTGGAACACCACTACAAAAGCCACTGGCAGAAGTAAACAACATCTTTGCAGACCTAGCTCAAGAATTCGGTCCACAGGTCGTTGACATTGCCAACTCTCTTGGCGGTGCTATAGAGTCCCTGGCTCCATTTATCAAGGTTCTAGGCGAATCGTTCTTCCTGCTTTTAGCACCATTACAACAGGTTATTGATTTGCTTAGTATGTTCCTCAACATACTGGGTGCAATCACTGTTCCAGTTTTAGATGCCGCAAATAAAATAGGCAATCTTTTAGTATTGGCTCTTGATGCTTCTACATCAAGCCTAAGTAGAGCAACGAAAGAAGCCCTTGATCTTGTTGCTGCATTCTTGCAACTTGAACGTTTTGACTTTACAGCCATACAAAGAGGGGCAGATGCGGGAGCGCTGGGTGCATTATTCGGCCTAGAAATTGCCGACATTGAGGGATACCTAGAGCGGCTTACCTATAAAAACGAAACCGCAATGGGTAAGTTCTATGACGATACTACCTTTGCTCTAAATGCAGTTCAAAGAATGAGCGCTGCTCAACTAGAGGCATCACAATCAGGTCAAAAATTAGAGGACTCACTAAGAGGAATTGCTACTGGCGCAGTCAATGCAGAGGGCAAGCTTGGTGGTCTAGCTGGCGTATTCAAGGACATTGACGATGCAATTGAAAAAAGCAATGCTAAGCAAAGCATGGAGGATTTGGGCCTAAGCGCCGCCTTCATTGAAGAAGCTCTGAAAAGACCTAACTGGAAAGAAATTTTTGAGCTTATTTCAACCTATGCCAGGTTAGCGGCTATTGACATTACAAAGGTGCTATCTCTTAGCGCAGCAGTCGGTTTGAGCAATACCAAGGCCGAACTTGAAAAGCGACTGAATGAGCTATTTGCAGAGACAGATCCCAAGACATCTGGAAAGAAAACAGGCAAGAGTTTCTTTGAGGGGCTGACTGAAGAAGTAGCAAAGCAGGCTGCTGCAAGCAAGCTCAGGTCCATGAAGGCCACCGAAGGACTCGTTCAGGCAATTCTTGGAACAGACAATTGGGAGGCCACATACAAGCGCATTGTGGCTATGGGACCTGCTGGTCTGGCTAGACTCCAGCAACAGTTCAACAAAACCGCTGACGGCATTCAGGAGATGGCTGAGGCTGCAAAGCAGGCTGAAAAGGCTCAGCAAGATCTAATTGATGCTGGCATGAAGGCCGCCGAGGAATACATCAAGCCATTCAAGGATGCAGCCGAAAAAGCTCAGCGTGAATTCGAGCGAGTTAGAGATGCAGCAGAGGCTTTCAAAAAGACTATTGAAGATTTCAGTTCAATTGAGATTCTGCCAAACATTGAAGTAGAACTAGGCCGCTTTGAGCAAGCCGTCCTAGGCTCAGTTGACCGTATCCGCGCAGAACTCAAGCAGGCATTCAGACAAGACCTGATTTACAAGTCGGACTTTGACAACATCAGTGCTTTTGTAGCTGCTGAAGAAGCAGCGCTAAGAGGAATCGCTAAACAACGCGATGCAATGGCCAAGAAGCTCAGCCTATCTGAGACGCTAATTGGCGAATACCAGCGCGCATTGACTGGCGCTCTCCAACTAACATCGCTATTCAGCAAACTAAAGGGCGAGACAGAGAAGCGCACCGTCACAGAGATTCAGCGTGGTGTTGTTGCCCTAGGTCGCTCGCTGCGTGAGTTTGAAGTAACAGTAACCCGCAGCTATGAGGAGCCTGTTCAGCAGATTCAGAACAAGACCCAGGGATTACTACAGGGCTTCCGCGACATGGCCCAGAAGTCTCGTGACTTCGCAGAAAACCTACGCCGTCTAAAGAGCCTTGGCCTTGACCCAATGCTGTTCAACCAGCTTGTGCAGGCTGGTGCTGAGGCTGGCGGCGAGACTGCTCAGGGAATTGTTGATGGTGGTCAGGAAGCTGTCAATGAGCTAAACACAATATTTGACGAGCTGAATAAGCTTGGTGCTGAGCTGGGCATGGATGTCGGCATGACCATGTATGAAGCTGGCAAGGACATGACCTATGGCTTGCTAGAGGGCATCAAGTCTGAGCAGGAAAGACTGCTTGCACTCGCTAGATCAATGGCAGAAGCATTCAGCCGCGAGTTCCAGTCACGTCTAACAATTGCCGTAGATGCTCCAGTCAGAGCAGCAGAAGCCGCTCGTGACAGAGCTGCGGCAGCAGTGCCAGACATACAACAAATGGATTTGCTTGCACTTGGAAAAATCCGTGGCTTGATTGACAATGCTGAAAAATGGCTAACCCGTAATCTAAGCGTATTCGAGCGCATTAGAACTGAGGACATTCTTGAGATTTATCGCGGCCTAGAGGCAGACATTCGAGCATTCCGTCCGATAGATGTTTCGGGTATTCGTGCAGGTATGACTGTTGACGAACTGACCCAGGCAGCCAGAGCCGCTGGTGGAACAACTGTAAATAACTTCTATCTAGAAACCTATGCTGGCCTGGGTGCAGATGGAACCCAGATTGGTCAACAAATAGTAAATGAAATCTTGAAGTATGAGCGTTCATCTGGCACTGTATTCCAGAGGGCAGAATGAACCAAAACTATACAGTCGAATTAGGTTTTGACCTAACAAACGCTGAAAACACTTTATTCTTTGAACTTAATGATGCAACTAAGGGCGTTCTAGACAATACTACTTACGTTCTTGGTGGCTTATTGTTCTTCGATGTTACTGATGATATTGTTAGCTTCAACATTGGTCGCGGTAAAAATAGACAGTTAGATCGCTATAGTGCGGGTAACGCATCTATTACTTTGAACAATGAAGATAGGCGCTACGACCCACTTTATGCCGATGGTCCATATTTCGGTCAGATTATCCCGCGCCGCGCCATTCGTATAAGTGTAAATAATGAGCGTATTTATACTGGTTCGGTTGACGACTGGGATCTTAGTTATGATGTTTCTGGCCGTTCACAGGCCATGGCGGTCTGTTCCGACAACATTTATTTATTGGCAAACCAATCTCTTGGTTCTGCTACCAACACACTGCAACTTCCTGGCCAGAGAATCAACACAGTTTTGAACAAGACCGAAGTCAATTGGCCGCCAGACATAAGAAACCTTGACAATGGTCAAACTCAATTACAGGATGATGTAATTGATGCAGGAACTAATGCTCTTAGTTACATACAACAGGTAGCACAAAGCGAGCCAGGCTTTTTCTTTGTCAATCGAGAAGGCTTTGCTGAGTTCGTGGGAAGATACAGAAGGCCAACTGATACTGACATAACCTTTGCTGATGATGGAACAGGCATTCCGTATAAGAGCCTAGAAGTTCTTTATGGTTCAGAATTGCTATATAACGCCATCACACTCAGTCAAAAGGGTGGGGCTACTGTTCAGGCATCTGATTTGGAGTCTCAAGACCAATACGGAATTTTGACCTATTCAGTTACTGATTTATTGATGGAAAATCAAAGTGATGCTGTAAACCTATCTACCTTTTTAGCAGCCAAATACTCGCAACCTGAATATCGTTTTGACAAACTAACCGTCCAACTTGACAAACTTGATTCAGCAGACAAAACAAAATTGCTTCAAGCTGATTTAGGGGACGCAGTATTTGTAAAATTTACACCCAATGGCGTTGGTTCACCGATAGAACGAACCGCTGAAATTATTCGGATAGGGCATTCCGTAACCCCCGATAGCCACCAAATAACATTCGGTCTAGGAAGCCTAGAAGTCAGCCCCTGGCGACTATCCGACATCATCTTTGGTAGACTAAGTGCGGGCAATTCACTGGCTTACTAGGAGTATAAATGGCAGGTTGGAAAGACTGGTCTGTAAACGAAATCGTCACTGCCGATGACTTCCAGAACTATGTTCAAGATCAGGTTATTCAGGTCTACGCTGGAACGGCTGCCCGTGCCACAGCACTAGGAACCGCAGTTACTGAAGGTATGGTTTCCTACCTATCTGATACAAATACTTTGCAGTTTTACAACGGAACCGCTTGGGCTGATGTATCAAGCCCTGGTGACATCACAGCGGTTACGGCTGGGACTGGTCTAACTGGCGGTGGAGTATCTGGCGATGTAACTCTAAATGTCAATTATTCGGCTGTTGCCTCAGCAGTCTTGGCATCGCCAAACATTTCAGGAACGGCCACAATCGCCGCAGGTAGCGTTACGGGAAACCTGGTTGTTGGTGGAGATTTGCGCGATACTGGTTGGACAGCTTCTAGGGCGTTGGCTACAGATGCAAGCTCAAACGCTGTTACTTCTTCAGTTACTGCTACAGAACTCGGTTTCCTGTCTGGAGTAACATCTGGCATTCAAACTCAATTGGGCGCTCGTGTCAATACGACTAATGGCACGGTTGCTACGGCGGCTATTGGCTCAGCAGTTGTAAGAAACATAACCCTTTCCACTGCTACTCCGTCAGGTGGCATGGATGGCGATGTTTGGCTACAATACACACCGTAAGGAAGTGAAATGCCAGCCAATAGTCGCGTTAGCGGAACCTTTAGAAATGTCTCCAAGATTAGCTGCCGTGTTGGCGGCTCTTGGAAAGATGTCACTACAGGCAGCGTTCGCGTAAGTGGTGTTTGGAGGCCATTCTTTACTTCAACCGTTCCTCTTACAGTTGATTATTTGGTTATCGCTGGTGGTGGAGGTGGTGGAGGTGCTGGTGGTGGAGGCGGTGCGGGAGGTTATCGCAACACAACTGGAACATCTGGAGCTAATTCAAGTGCTGAATCTGCTCTGAGTTTAACGGTTGGAACTAATTACACGGTTACAGTAGGAGCAGGTGGCGGTGGAACAGGTAATGACGGACAGGGAACAACTGGTTCTAACTCCGTTTTTTCTAGTGTAACCTCACAAGGCGGAGGCGGGGGTGGTGGTTTCAATCTAAATGGTTCAGGCGGTGGTTCTGGTGGTGGTGCGGGCGCTTCTAAAACAGGAGGAACAGGCACAAGTAATCAAGGTTTGGCTGGTGGTAATGGTGGTGCTTTTAGTGGTCAATTTACAGGTGGAGGTGGCGGCGGTGCTAATGCCGCAGGAACAACTGGGCAAACATCTATCAGCGGAAATGGCGGTAATGGCTTAGCCTCGTCTATTACTGGTAGCTCAGTAACTCGTGCAGGAGGTGGAGCTGGAGGATGTGGCTCTGGATCAATTACAAGCGGAACTGCTGGAACTGGCGGTGCTGGTTCTGGAGGAACTGGTGCTTCTGTAGCTGGCGGTAATGCAACCGTAAATACTGGTAGTGGTGGTGGCGGTGGTGGACACAATGGCGCTAGTGGTGGTAATGGAGGCTCTGGACTTGTTGTAGTCAGATACCCAGACACCTACACACTAAATGTCGGAGCAGGACTAACCGCATCTACAGCTACTTCAGGCGGATTTAAAGTTACTACATTTACCGCGGGAACTGGAAACATTAGTTTTGGTAATTTCACTTTGAGCTACTTAGTTATTGCGGGTGGCGGAGCGGGAGCAGCCTCACAAGGTGGTGGTGGTGGTGCAGGAGGTTATCGTTCTAATGTAACTGGTGAATCATCTGGTGGCGGAGCAAGTGCTGAAGCTGCCTTTACTGGTGTCGTTGGAACTTCTTATACCGTAACAGTCGGAGCAGGAGGAACATACAATAGCTCTAACGGTGAAGGTGGTAATGGAAATAACTCAGTATTTTCAACAATAACATCAACCGCTGGCGGTGGCGGATCTTATGACAATGGGCGAACAGGTGGTTCGGGATCTGGCGGTGGTGGACAGGCAGGAAATCGCACTGGTGGAGCTGGAACAGCAAATCAAGGATACGCTGGCGGCAATAGCGTGCAACCAAATGCGGGAGGTGGAGGAGGTGCGGCTGAGGCTGGTAATACTGATGGTCAGCGCGCGGGTGGCGATGGAATAAGTTCTTCAATAACTGGTTCAGCAGTGACTCGCGCAGGTGGTGGCTCAGGAGGAAGCACGAATGGAACAGTTCTGGCTGGGGGTGACGGCGGAGGAGGATCTGGCTCTGGTTCAAATGCCGATACTGCAACTGCTGGAACTGCAAATACTGGCGGTGGTGGTGGCGGTGGCGGATCTACTCCTGGTGTTGGAAATAGTGTTGGTAAAAATGGTGGTTCTGGTGTTGTAATTATTAGATATCCAGATACACTTACCATAGGCGGTGGGTCAGGATTGACCTTCAGCACTTCAACTAGCGGAGGTTTCAAGATTACGACTTTCACCGCTGGAACTGGTTCAATCAGTTTTAGCTAGAATAGACGAGAGGATAACATGGCACACTACGCATTTTTAGACGAAAACAACATCGTTACTGAAGTCATTGTTGGCATTGACGAGACTGAGCTTATCGAAGGTAAGCACCCAGAAGTTTGGTATGGAGAGTTCCGCAATCAGCGTTGTGTTCGCACTTCTTACAATGGCAACATTCGCAAGAACTACGCAGGCATTGGCTACAGTTACAGTGATGAGTTGGATGCTTTTATTCCGCCACAGCCATACCTATCTTGGCTTCTAAACGAAGAAACTTGTCAATGGGAAGCCCCAGTGCCGTATCCTGGTGATGAAGGTGCTATCTATGCGTGGAACGAAGAAACTCAAGCTTGGGATTTACAGCAGCTAACGATTGGTGAATAAAACATGAGCGGTTACAGAACATGGACACCTGGCGAAGTTCTTACTGCCAGTAATGTTCAAAATTACCTACAAGACCAATCAGTCATGGTCTTTGCCTCATCTGCTGCCAGATCATCGGCAATCGTATCTCCAGACGAAGGAATGCTGACTTATCTATCAGATAACAACAGTATTCAGTATTACGATGGCTCAGCTTGGAATACTATTTTCCCGACCTTTAGCTTGCCGATTACGGTTACAAGTGGTGCGACAGCAGCAGTAGGAAAAATCTTTGTATTCAATCCAACTAGCGGAACGCCCACTGGCGCATCTTCGGGTGACATTTGGATTTGGTAGGCAGATAATTGTCGTCTGTTTCAATTTCAGTTCAATCAACTACTCAAACTTCTATAACGGTTGCTGGTAGTTGGTCACACTCTGGTTCTGAAACTGTAAGTCTTTTACTTTATGTAAATGGCACTTTCAACACTTTAGTTGGAAGTGGTCTGAGCGGTAGTGGTTCCTGGGGGCCTACTACCGTTAGTGGTTTAAGTGCTGGAACTACATACACTTTTAGGGTAGATATGAATGGGGATGATACCCCCACTCAATATGCCACTGCCAGCGTAAATGGAACAACTGACTCACCACCCCCACC